ATACAATGCCATTATATTTATTTATACTCCCTTAATTGTATTTTAAGATTCTTCAGTTGGCGTAGAGAACTGATCTTCCCTTGGAGTCGGTACACCTCCAACTCCGATGTTGCCACCTCCAACGCCTGTGAGGTCACTTGGATTTGCTCCTGCAGGTACTCCTCCAGATGCAGCCACATTGGGTTGTCCACTATCGCCTTGATTTGTTTTGCTTCCATTTGCCATTCCCATTATCTTTGCAAAGATTGCAGCTCTTTCAGGATCATTAATTAATTTTTCAGGTTCAATATCTAAAGTCTTTGCAATCTCCCTTAGTACTGAATGCCATTTTACAAATGGTGCAAGATTTTGATTTGACGCTGCTTGTAAGAAAGTCATCAATCTTTGTGAACGAACTTCTTTCTGCATCAGTGAAGATGTTCCTCTTGCTTTAACATTTAAATCACCACGTATCTCTGGTGTGTCCTGATTAAACTGCATATTCCATTGAAAGAATGCTTCTCCCAATATCTTTAATAAAAAATCATCAATGTTTTTAATAACTGTTTTAATATTTAATGCTGCAGCTCCCATTAACATTGACATACCTGCTGCAGTTCTTGTAGTTGATTGAACTCCTGTTTGTCCATGAGAGTAAGATGGGATACCTGTTGATTCATCAGCTAACTGTCTGAATCGATCAAACATCATCATATTCTCTGGTGCAGTATTAGGAAACTTTAAACCGTGAATAGCTTGTCCTGTCATACCACTTTGTCGTCTAAATATCTTTCCGGGATATACTGACATTTCCTGACCCGGAACTAACATTGTTTCATCAACATCAAATACTAGATTACCTGCTAGTGCTAAATTATCAATAGCCATTCTTGCATGACCATTCATAATTGTTTGTGCATCATCCATATTCTCAGGAATACCTACTCCAAAGAATTGATATGGGTTAATCTCGTAAGGACATACAAGGTAAGGTATTCTTGTTGGTGTAAATGGATTTAACACTAAACGTATAATCTCATCTCCACAAATCCAACAGTTAATGGATACTTCATCAAGATCATCATCATCTTCATCAACTTCTAAACCTGCCTGTCTAGCAAGTTCTTTATCCATATAACCCCAGTATTCTAGGATCTCATATCTATTTCTATCTAATTCATTTGTAGTATTTTCTCTATCAATCAGAGAACTTTCATACCCTCTAGGTTCATAATTATAACCACCTTTTAGGCATTCACGAATAGCATCTGCTCTAAAGAAAGGTCTATTAATTAAATCTCTTAGTTGAGATCGAGTATAGACATGTCTTTGAATAATATAATCTGATTCTTCAATATTAACTGCTTGAGGATCAGGGTAAATATTCCAACAACTAACTGCCTCAATCTTAGGAACTAGTTTGGTTGTTGAGTTATATTCATTCTCATTTGTTTCAGGATTCTTTTCCCATTTATGTAATGTTTTATCATAACTAAATGGACCTTTGATAATACCTGTACCTAAAAGGCACATTTCAAATAAAGAATGTTTTAACGTACTGACAGCATTAGCTTCTTCTAATTGGTCATGAATTAGTTTTTCCATATTAGCTGCAGCCATCTGAGCAGGAGATATTTGAGGTTCAGCCCTACTATCTTTAGCTTTACCATCAACAAAACCTGCTTTGCCGTACTCTTCTTTTAAACCACCAAGAACATCATTAATGACTTGTCCTTTTTCTCTTTCCATGCCATCGCCCGGAAATCCATAAGGACTTTCAAATGTATCTTCTTCTTGTTCTTGTTGTTGAGCTTGTTTTGCTATATGAGCATACTCACTGATTCCTTCTGGAACTGGAGTTGGTTCTACACCAATTGGAAATTTACCTGATGAGAATAGTACCTCGATCAATTGACCATAGGCAGCCATCACTTTAGTCTTTGTAACTTTTACAAATACTCGTGACTTTTCTTTTTCAGTAAAAGCCATATCAGAACCATAGATACCTCTATAGTTCCTATAACTTCTTAACCATCTATTTTCATCAAATAACCTAGCTTCTTCTGATTCGCTAAACTTGCCTTTAACTAAACCGACAAGCTCTGAGTATTCATCAGATTTTGTTTCTTCATCTAAAGCTAGGATTTCATCATCAGCCATAATTAATTAATTTTAGTAATCCCTCTCGTCAGCCATAGAAAATACTTTGCCATCAACGTAAGATTTCTTTTGCTTAGGAGCATCTACGTTTTGACCATTTCCATCATAACCGTCAGGTAAGTTGTCAGCCATCTTTGGTGCTTTAGTTTGATCTTCTGCTAATTCACCTTGCTTGTACATCTTTAGGTTAAGATTATCTTTTTTTACTTTCATAGTACTATTCCTCCTTGGTTAGGTTTTTTTGTATGTAAGGCAATAACCATTTATTATCTACACATACTGTTGTGAGTCCATTGGCGATTGTGTTTACAATCTTTTCTTCATTTTGTACATCTAGACCCCATTGATATACTATTGCGTGAAGAATCTCGTGTAACAATGTATTTGCATGAGATACATTATCTTCATTATCTGACAGTCCAATTACACCTTCTTTTGCAAAAAACTCTCCTGATGCTTCATTAGAAGTGGCATAGTTTTTATCCCACATTTGAAACTCATATGTTCTATATCCTATTTTTACTCTCTTAGGTAGTTTCATTAATATCCAAATGTTTCATCAGCAGGTGTAAATTTTTCTACTGTATTATAAAATCTTTGACTACTTTCGTAGTGGTAAGGATGCATTGGTCTACTCATACAGCCATATCGAAGTGCATCATATGCGTGATCTTCTGCATTTGTATCAACATCCTCAGGATTGCTTTTATCTACTGGTAGTGCAGGAAGTGTTCTCAGTAGGTTACGACAATTTGAAAATACTTTTAAACTAGGTTGTTGTGTTTGTTCATCTAGCTTTAATCGTCTGTGGATTTCTAGTTTTCCAGCTACACGACTTTTAGGACTTCGATCAGAAGGTCTCCAACGACATCCTTGTTGAATCATTGATTCAGCAATACTAGGTCCTGTATCACCTCTTCTAGCCCAAGTAGATGAGTCAAGTATTCCGTATTTAACAAACTCACCATGTTCTAGTTCTAAAACTTTTTTAGCAAATTCATCTGCTGTTACTCGTTGTGTGTATAGTTCTCGATAAACCCAAAGGTTATTATCAAAGTCAATAGCAAACCATAAACAACATGCAGGTGAACTATATCCCCAGTCAGCCGATCTAAACCTTACCCAGTTTCTTGGTATGTCGAAAGGTTCTGATATATGAGCAACTGTGCTAAATTCTGGAAAGGATGAATTTTCATACGCATTCCAATCACCTTCTAAAAACTGTTTACGTTGTGTTTCAGGTAGTGATGACAACATAATCACATAATCTTCTGTTTGCATTAGATAAGGATTATCTTGTAACTTAGCAGGTATAAATCTTCTTGTTATTGTTTTTACACCTAGGGGTGTTTGAATCTTTTCTTCAAACTTTGTATTAGGTTCAGCAGGATCAACAAACATTTCTTTAACCCATTGTGAACCTACGTTTCCCGGATTGCCTGTAGCTCTCATAAAAACTGGAACTTCAGGATCAGTACTTCTTAAAGATGATCTTAAAAAGTTATATATCTCTGGATTAGGATACTGTGGTAATTCATCTATTCCAATCCAAGTATATGACTGACCTTGGTAACGTAATACGTCTGTCATGTTTTCAGCATAACCAAATTCTATTCTAGCACCTGAAGGAAATCTCCATTCCTTTTCTTGTTCTCTCCACTTTGTTCCGGGATAGGCTTTCGGATATAATCGTTGAGAGTGAGATATTAAATCTCTTAACTCAGGCATTGTTCTACGAATCAGCAATGCTCGATGCGGACCTTTATCACAATAACGTAAAGGATCAATTAGCATGGCATATGATTTGCCACCACCTCTTGCTCCTCCATAAAAAACTTCTCGTTCACTTGCAGCCAAGAACTGAGTTTGTGGACCATCGTTAGGTTCAAAGATAATATTATCTTTAGCTTGTTCTTGAACTGTAGGAGTTAGTAAATCTAACTTATCTTCTTCTATAACTTGAGACTTTGTATTAGGGTCTGTTGCTTTTTGTAAAGTTTCTTTTTTCTCTTTAGCGTTATAGATTTCGTTTTGTAACTTTTTTATTTTTTTCGTTTGCTTATTAATAGCAACTTTAGCAGATAGTTTAGCTTTTGTTTCTTTATTTAGAAATCTTTTACCACCTCTTTTTTGACCTACATTAAGTTTCGGTTTCGGTGGTGGTATTTCGCTCATGTCTATCTAAAACTTTCTTTACTCCTATGTGACTAATATATCT